TTTGTTCCGGTAATGACCAAACAGTACCGTCTGCCCATGTCTGAACCTCGATGGCGCAACTGTTGCAGTAATGTCGGCGTGTGCCTTGGCTTCTAGGATGGTTGCTAATAACTGTGTAACTTGCTGCCTTTTGACCTAAAAGGTTATTTGCGCCAAAGCGGACTTTGCAGTAATCGCACCAAACTCCAGGGGCTGATTTAATAACTGTCAAGGTCAGTCCAGTCAGTTGATGCAATCTGTCCAGCGAGCGCAATGTATGCTGCGCCGTCCTTGTAACTGTCCGCGTGGTTTGGGCTCTCTTGTAAGCGTGAGACTTTGACAAGTGCCATGCAGATTGCGACTTCGTGAGGCTCGATGTTACGTTCAAGGTAGGCTGACCAGAGTTTGGCAATTCGAAGGTGATTGAGAGCTGCCAAGCCGTAATCTTTACCGCGGTCTGCGATGAGGTCTTTTGCTTCGTCAAGGATGTCATTAGCGCGCATTTTCACTCACACGCTGGAATGACTTAGCAACGATCAATCCTTCTCGCTTGCCCTCTGTAAAGCCTTTGCCCCAGCCCACAATAAACCATAAAACATTAGCAGCTAGTAACAAGATAATTATTGGAACCTGTAGATCCATTTGTTTGCTCCCGTTCTTGTAAGCATTGTTGCTTACTGGATTACGGTCTCACATTTGGCAGACATTTACACGTTTATTTAGATAACGAAACGATAACGATTTTATGTGTCAAAGCACATAATTAGCCCCAGCGTTTGCCCTGGTAAATGAATGATCCATCTTTGGGATCAATAGGGATAAGTTCAGGCGTAAAGCGCTTGCCGTGTAATGTGCCTACAACAAAGCCCATCTGCCAATTTGCATATCCTTTTGTGTACCCCATACCAGGGCTTGAAAGGTCTACTAGGTTGCCAACCTCAACACCCCAGACAATGCGCCCGTAGCGCCCGTTAGATGCTTCTGAGTGTGCAGATAATCCAAGTCTGTGAGTGTGTCCAGATACGATTGATTTGCCCATACGCATAGCACCATTTAGGGCTGTTTGTCCAGGCTTGTTTGATAATGGAAAAGCGTCTCCGTGGCAAGTGTGCCAACCTGGAGCAAAGTCAAAGCCGTTTGGATGGTACTTGATACCAGCCTTGTCATAGCCCATAAACTTGTCGTAACGCAGCTCTGGTAAGTTCATAAATGCCGGGAGTCTGCGAGATAGGGACTTGTAAACTCTTGCTCCATGATTGGAGCCAACTACATCTGTAACACCAAGATATTGAAGGATCTCTAAAGTGAGTTTGCGATCCTCATCGATGTTGCCCTCGACCTCTTGCCATGGTTGGGCAAAGCCTCCGAGTTGTGGTAGGTCAATTTCGTCACCGATACAAATGGTTTGGTGAGGCTTGTAAGCCCTTAAAAACTTGCCTAGATTCTTGACTGCTGCTTCATGAAAGAACGGTGCCTGAATATCTGAAATCCAAGCAATTCGTTTTACTGTCATTAGTCCTCGTCGTCGTCCTCATAATCACCGAACCGCTCTGGGTCGATAGGATCTGGCAAGATCCAATGAGGATAAGCCTGAGGCTCTGTAATCATAAACATTGCTATATCCTCAGCAAATCCTGCTCGCTTCAAGCTGCAGAAGTACTCATAAAGCCCAATGCAGTAAGCATCCAGTTTTGAGTAGCCTTGATCCTCTAGCGCCTTAGTTGCTTTTCTTGCCATGTGGATAAGTGTCCCTTACTTCTTGAGAAGTTCCATCATCTGTTCTTGGCGTGTCTCTATTCTTGCCAATCGGTCTGCGAGAGATGATCCACCATTCGGCGTAAGAGTCCACAACCAACCGCGAACCAAATAACGCAAACCGCCAACAACAATAGTAAGCGTCGAGGCAATGGCAAGGACGAGCCCTGCCCAATCATTAGCGGTCACCGTAAACCATAGGCTTCATCTTTAGGATTTAACCAACGCATTACAGGTGGGATTGTTGCCAATGCTCCAGCGTAAGCAATGTTTTTAGGGTCAGTTTCCCCTGCAGCGACAAGTGCAAGAGCAGCTGTTAGAAACGCTCTGCCCCAACTTGCTAACATCTTTTTCAGATCTTGTGTCATCTGTTCCTCCTAGTAATGGGATGTTAAAAAACTTCGAATCCGTGTCGCCAAGTTTTGTAAACGAAATGTGAATGTGCTTGGTGTGTGGATTGACTCCCGTGTACTTGCGCCAACGCCAGAGGCTTCGAGCGCTTGCAATCTTTTTGTCAAAGATAACATATGCAATGCGTTTATCTGTTCTGGCTGCAATTCGTATTTGGTCGGCAACGTAAGCAGCTGTACTGGCTTGTTTGTCGAAATCAGCATCGAGATCGATAGCGCGGACAATCCCTGAATCAGGGTCAGGGTTATGATCGCTCTTTCGGGTTGAGTGCCTCGTATCTCCGATTGTGCCGTCAGAGTCACGCTTTCGGTCAGGATAAGCATCGTCTGCTTGTTCTCGAAGTTGAACTAAGGACTTACTTAGTCTTGGCTTCATGTTTTAAATACGCTTGATAGTCAGAGTTGGCTGGATCTGTTGGAATCAATGCACCATCTGAACGCATTACATTGGTAAAAGTTTCACCTGTAATTGCATTAGTTGTTTCGATTACTTCATAAGTAAATTCTGACATTATAATTCCGCCTCTGCTTTGTATCCGAACGCCAATAATCCCGAGTCTGCGTTTGTGCTCCATGTGCTGCCGCTAAAGTTTCCAGTCCATCCGAAAGGTTGCAATCCAATAGATGCAACAGATGTAGACTTAATTGCTACGGAAGCAACATACAGAGTAACTTGACCAGCACTGCCATCGTGAGCATAAAAAGTCACTGTCGGAGTAGTGCGCATTTGTACTGGGAAGAAGTAATTAGAGTAAGCATTAGCTGCAAACCCACCAGATGAAGATCCGCTGTAAATCATAAGAGCAGAAGGTGTTAGGCTTGGTGCGTTATAGTAACGCTGGCAAGCGGCTAATTCTCCTTGAATTGTTCCACCTGCATATTCAAAAGGAGTAACTATTGAACCTAACTCTAATTTAGATTCAGCAATATAAAGAAAATCACCAGCGGTAGTATCGGTAACATCTGACCAAACAAAAAGAATTAAGTTTTTTGTGCTGGCGGTATCAATCGCGGCCGATACTGAATAGGTTGCGTATGAGGTAGTAAGGTTTAAATTAGCCGGGCTGTTTTCATAAGTAGCGTTGGCGATTAAAGTAGGATTTGTACCTTCTGCTCCCCATGCCGAAATAATGTCGCTAGTTACTGTGTCTGCAGTTCCAGACCAAGCAACGATCGCAGCCTTAACATTATCTAATTTAGTAGTTGAGCTAACTTTAGCCTTAAAGCTGAAAGTAACTGTATTACCAACCAAGCCTATTACATCTTTGTTTTCTATAATTGTCGCTATACCAAATTTTTTATTCGCTGTTTCTACATCTAAAGCGATAGCAAATTGTCCATTTGTGGGAACAGTTGTCGTTTCTTGAGTGACATCTATTACATCGTTTGTGTCGCTCAGAATGTACCAGCGATCGAGAGTATAAGCATCATCATTCATCGAAGTAAATGCAATGCCTCTCTGCGCTATGGCAAAACCTCCATTAATTAAGTAATTTTTGTTGGGTGCTGGATTCCAGCGTAAGCCTGTTGTAGCGGAACTATCTGCTACGAGTGTTTCGCCGTTGTTGCCTACCGCTAGGCGAGCGGGTGTATCCGCTGCGCTTGCAGCTATAAGATCGCCCTTAGCGTCGACGATGGCGTTCTGGATTGCGTTAGCGTCGTCTGTCGTAACCCAAGTGAAATCCATGTCAGTATTGGAAGTTTTACTCAATACCTGACCAGTTGTGCCACCCTTCAACTCTGCCATCGATGTATCGATTGAGTTGCCAAGTGTACGGATCGCAGCTGCGCCGTCTTTGACGAGGTCTGTGTCGTCCGGGGTTTCCCAGCCAAACGCGGAAGTGCTTGCCATGTTTCTCCTTTATCAGGCTACTATTGTAGCGTCAATCCATTGTAGGGTCGGGCTTAAAGTGTTCCAAGTCTCGGCAGGATTTACGCGATCCCAACGAGTAGTAATAATCGAGTATTCAGTAGGGCTAAGCGTCAGGGTTAGGTTTAGTTGGTTATAACCAGCCTGGAAAGTCCAACCCTCAACAAAGCCCTGGAACTGACCATTAGTTATGTTTGACGGTAGGTCTGTTATGTCTAAAGGCAGACCCATAAACACGTTTAGCAAAGCATCGCGATCGGTATCGTCTAACTCGCCATTAGCCAAAGGGAAAGTAATCGATCTAAATTGAGGCTGAGGAAAGGCTCGCAATCCTAGGTAAAAATCTGCTTGTTCTTCGGCATCAATTGATTTTTCAAGCGAGGTTGTTATCTGATATTGCTGAGGTCCATAAATAGACTGAGATTGAATATCTATTGCGTTGGCAGTCGCATTTGCTTTGTAAGTGATTGTCACATCATTGCGGACGTCCCCTGAGCGCTTTTCGGTTTTAATACCACGCGCTAAGGCAGTATTAGCAGATAATTCTGTGTAACCGTTTGATGCAAGATAATCGGCTCGATGAGTACTGTCGGCATACCCGATTCGTCCAGATGCGTCCTCGTAGAGATATCCAAAACCTGAGGTAGCCAAAGCACTAACTAGCGAATAAATATCCGTCAAGTCAGATGATCTTGCTGTTAATTCATAATTGCCAGGCTGGTCAATCTCGCCTAATCCTACGTTTTGAGCATTATCCCAGGTTGTTGTTGGATCATAAGACAACCATGTTTCAGCTGCTGGGACTTCGTTCCAGTTATTTAATAACAATTCCGAAAGAATTGAGTAGATTTGATCTCCATCAAAGTCTTTTGTTAAAACACCCTCTGTAAGGCTTTTAGACAGTTTAGAAAGCGCACCCATAGCAACTACACCAATAACCTCTGAAATCGCCGTAGAGGAGGCTTGAGTGACTTCTAGGTTGATGTCTGTGACAAAGCCACCAAACACATTAACAAAGGTTCCAGTTGAGTCTTTAACCTTGATTGTTATTTGGTCATTGATATCCATCACGATAGGCGATTGATCCAGGTTGATGATATTAACGCTGCAATAGCCCGCATAAGGCTGTGAGTAAATATCGGTACGCCCTGAGGTAATCGTCAGGTTAGCAAGGGTGAGGTTTGTGTAATCCCCACCGCCATTGATGGTCACTTGCCATTCGGGAGTCCATTGGCTCATTAGTAAACCAACGCTCCAGAGCCTGACCCACCGCGAGCCGTTGCTCGGTTAAGAATGTCTACGATCTGACGGGCAGTTCCCTCAGCATCGATGGCTCCGTTTACCGTAATGTTAATTACGCCTCCACCCTTACCGCCTCCGGCAACTAGGCGATTGTTTGGAATGATGGTTCCGTTAGATCCTGGTGTAAAGAGTTCCGGACCTTTCTCGCCTACTAAGTAGGTTGTGCCACCAGTTACCGGACCGCCTGCAGCTTTACCGCCACCAAAGACTTTATCAATCAATCCGCCAATACCTTTAACGATTGGATTGTTTTTAACCAGATTTATGATGCTCTTGATTCCGTTTACCACATCGGTAATAAAACCAACCAGATCGCTAAACCCACCAACTAAACCGCTTACAAGTTTTGCAAGTACCTTAATTGCTGCGCCTAGGACTTCTCCCAAAGCAGGGGCAAGTGTTTCGGCTACGAACTCGGCAACTGACTTAAATAAAGTGAAAAGTGGTTTTAGGTTTTTTTCGTTATCTTTGATTGATGTGGCGATCGAATCAAATGCCTCGAATAGTCCTTCAATAATTGGCTGAACTGTTTTAGTGATTCCAGGTATTACTGTTTCTGAAAAAAACTTCCACCAAGTTTCTATAATTGGTACAACGTCGTCTTTGAAGATTTTTGCTAAGTCTGTAAAAACTGGACCAAGATTTGTTCCTATCTTGTCTGCTAATTCTGTGACAACTGGAACAACCTTCTCGACAAATAAAGTCACCATTGGAGTAATGGCATCGAGAATAAAAGAGCCCACTGTCTCCTTGCCTTCATCAAAAACGATCTTTAACCGATCCATCTTTCCAGCAAAGGTTTCAGCCTGCGTTGTTGCCTGACCTGAAAATGTTTCTGAAAGTGCCAAAGTTGCTGCATCGAAATCTTTGGACTTAATGATGTCCTCATCGATGCCAACGCCTAAACGCTTTAATGCTCCTAGGTTCCCGTCATATGCTTTGCCTAATGCCTCAGAAACGGCACCCAAATCTTTCCCGGTGCCCGCTGCAATATCTAATGCCAGAGTCTGTAACTTCTGGGCTTCCTCGACGTCCTTGGTTGATCGAACCAAACGATCAAGGCTTGGACGGAGTTCATCATCTGTGACGCCTTTAGCCAAAGAGGTTTTTAAGATGTAATCCTCTGTAGCCTTAATTTGTCCTTCAGTTGCGCCAGTAACGTTCTTAAGAGAGGTTGCTAAACGTAACTGTGCAGCCTCATCCTCGATAGCAGCTTTGACGCCATCGATTGCTAACTTGCCAGCGTATGCAGTAGCTGCAATTCCAGCAGCAAGAAACGCGGCACCTGCAACCTTTCCAAAATTATCAATCTTATCGCCAAAGGTTTGAACATCTTTAGAGCCAGTATCCAGGCTCTTTTTTAATTCATCAACATCGCCGAGAATTGAAAGTTTGAGGGTTCTATCTTTGCCTGCCATTATGCCCACTCCTTCAAAATTCGGTTAAATGCTTCTTCCCATTGTTGAACAATTTGAGGCTGAATCCGTCTTAACGTTGGATAAATAAAATATCCTTCATTTCCTTTCGCGCCCAATCTTGGACTTCGCATTGGAAATTGTTTAAACTTTCTAGAACCAAATTCCATTGGTCCCCAAAGAATTCTAGTGGATCCTCCACCGCTAAACTTTTGTCCAACAAATCCATAACTTAATTCACCGACTTTAGAACTTTTACTTATTTTTACGCCATCGGCAATGCGTCTAGCAGCAATACCAGAAACCAATCGATTTCCAGCAGCAATTTTAATTTGTTCAGAGGCGTATTCTGCCAAGGCTGAACTTTCTCTTTTTGCTGCATCAACAGCTGCATCATCCATCGCTTTAAAGGCTTTGATGATTGCACGCAATTCCTGCTTATCATAACTGATCGGGTCAGTTGCCATTGCGCTCCTCCAATACCTCTATTGCCGTAAGAACATCCTCAGCGGATGTCCATTCGCTCATAGGAATCCGAGTTGCTATCGCTAACTCAACTAGGAGTCGGCTGATACTTCCTCGCTGATGGCTTTTGGGCTATCGGTGCCTACTTCAATATCAACAATGGACTCCATCCAAATCTCCAAGGACTTAGTTGGCTTACCAGCTGCTTCGCGCTTCATAGCGCTATGTGCAACGAATAGCAAGTCATACATTCCTGAAAACTCGGTGATGGACTTTTTGTTAGCCATTTCCCACTTTGCAAAGTCAGGCGGATAGGCGATGTAACTCGCCTGATCCCCCGACGCGTATGTAATTGTGATTTCCTTTTTCATGTTTGCTCCCGTTGTTAGATGTTAAGCGAAGTTTTCGGTTGGTGTTCCTACTACTGTAAGAGTCCATGAATCAGTCTGTGCTCCTGGTGCTCCACCGCCTACGGATGGGAATACTGGCAACACGTTAAATGTAAATACCGCACCAGTAGTTGCAGTTAGTGATACTGCAAGAGTTGTGTTTGGTGCTGTTTCGCATGCTGTCCACATTGCTTCGAATAGCGATGAGGCTACGCCCCAGTCTGCTAACAAGTCGATAGCCAATTCCCATTGGTCGTCTACATGCTTGTAAGCCTTGCCATCGAGTGTCTGATAGACGTCGATTGTTGGTGAGTTTGTGAGTGTGACGCTAGTCGTCTGCGCATCGTAATTTACCGTTGCAATAGTCAGGACTAGGTCGCGCCCCGTGATTACGGTTGTTGGCATGATTTCTCCTTATGCTGTCTGGGTGTACCAAGTGGCAACCCGAATATCTGCGACTAGCAATGTACTAGCGCCTACTGTTGTAACTGTTGGTCGGTCTACCGCCTGGACTTCATATCCATTCGGTATAACCGCCACAACACTTGTTATAAGTTGCTCAATATTATCGAGTGATGCCGGATTGCTGTTGTAAGCAACGCAGCAGGTAATCGTCATATTGATCTTGCATCGAAAGGTGCTCTTGCCAATGGTGTCAAACTCCATGTATGGAGAATCCGGAACGACAACAACTGCAGGCGCTGGAATCGACTCAGGAACGTATGCAAATACGTTTGCTGAAACCCCAGCGAGAGCAGTAGCAAGAGGAGTACGAACAGCCGAGAGAATTGTGCTTGGCATTATTGCGCCATAGTCTCGACATCGATGTAAGGTCCCAAAAGACCTACAACGCGGTTGAACAAGCTGCGTCCCATACGATAAGGAGACGGAGCGAAATCTAAACCTTCAATCTGTCCGCCTGGAGCAGTACGAGATTGGAATACTTCAACTGAAACTACAATGATCGCTGATTCGACCGCAGCAACGCCGACATATGTAGCAGCGCCTGTAAGTGTTGCGGATCCGCTAGGAATGACGTTGCGTTCATCGACATCGGCATTAGTGATGTTTGCTGTAAATGTGTACGCATCAACATCATCATTGATTGTTCGAGTGCCGTTAAATGGTGTTCCGCATCCGGCAATGACAACTGATTGTCCTTCGGTAAACTCATGGATTCCTACTGTTGTAAAGGTTGCGACATTATCAGTCAGCGAAACCTTGGCAACTGGTGCTGCAAAAGTTGTAAGCAAAGGCAAGATGACCGCCTCAGATGTATCGATAATGTCATTCAAGTATGCATCTGAATAAAGAGCAGACGAAACACCAAGCACCGTTCTCAGTTCTGACGCTGTGATAATACTTGGCATTTCATCCTCTCTAAACTGCTGGGGGAGCGATCGGGAGCAACCGCCCCCCCATGATTAAGTGATTAGGCTACGTTCAACTTACGGAACGCTGCTGGGTAACGGTTCACTACGCAAACGTATCCGTATAGTCCGATTTCAACGCGACCATTGGCTACGATATTTGCGCGTAGTTCGATGCGGTTGCTCTCGTGGAAACGCATTGCGTTTGATGGGTAAACAAGTGCATGCTTTGCGTTTGCATCATCACCTGTGTAGTTAGCATCTACAACAAGTCCAAGACCTGCTACTGTGCCTGCTGTTGAGCCCTGTGTTACAAGACCGTTAGCGTTCATTGGAGCTGCTGCTGCGTATAGTGGACGACCTGTTGTGTCTACTGCTGCTGCTAGTCCTGCGAAATCGATACCATCTTCTCCACCTGTGTTTGCAACAAGTAGACGGTTTGGTGTTGAGCGCTGTACGCCAAATGAATCAGCAATACCCTTAGCGATTGCGCCGTAGATTGTTGCTGCTGATGATGCTGTTGCATTTTGTGATGCGATCTGTGCTGCGTATGCATCTGTCTTTTGTGCGTAGGATTCAGCCAACTCGCGCAAATACAGGTCTAAAAATCCGGGATCTGATCGATCAAGCAACTCGACGTTAATGATTCCAGCGCCCGCAAACTTGATTACGTTATCCTCTTGGAATGTAACTGTTGTGTCTGTTGATGAAAACTCTGCGCCCTCTGCTGTGACTGCAACTGTAGCCTTAGTTCCCAACTTTGGAGTGAAAACCTTCATTCCAGAAACTGGCAAAGCAGCTGTCTCGATGCTATCAATAAATGGACGTGAGTTATCGATAATACCGATTACGTCTTTTAGGTAGTTAGGTGGAACCATACCTGTGTTTTCAGCAACTGTTGCAACCTGTAGTGCAGCAACGAGATCGCGAGCATCTGCGTCACCGCGTGATGCTTGAATCTGTGCCATTGCAAACTGACCTGCTGTTACGTCAAGGTTGACGCGTGGATTTGTGTAAAATACTGGACGTGTTGTCGCAGCAGTTACTTCTGACTTTGCAGCTTCAACCGTCTCGGTTGATACTGCCTCTGAAACGGTTTCTGACACTAGGTCATCTCCTTCGGTCTTAGGTTCCTCAATCTGAGGTTCCGGGGTTGATTCGCTTGCAGCTTTTCCAGGTGTTTCGGTTGCTGCAACCTTTTCCACTTCGGCTCCTGGGATTGCTCCTTCAGTAACGAGTGAAACTTCAATTAACTTTGATGCGCTGATAGCCATAATGCCATCCTTGTTATCCCACGCATCTACTTTAACTCCCACGCTAAAATCGGAGCGCAATCCTGTTGCTGCTTCCTCTAATGCGTCATTACCAGCGGTTGTCTTTGCAATCTTAAATGAAGCAGTAATACCTGTTTCATCCTGTGACCACTCCATCAACTTACCGATTGGCTTAGTCATTTCATGCTCTAAAACCAATTTGGTATTTTTGCTAAAAGTAATTGAGTTGGGCAAGAAAACAGTCTGACCAGCAGAAGTATTGCCAACTGAATCCCATTGAACGATGCGTCCGGCGATGATGCGTGATTCTGCATCGCTTGCCGTGATTGTTACTGGCATTGTTATTTTCATGATAACAAGTCCTCCTGTTGTCTGATTTCATCAACGCTCATCGCGCCAATTCTGTTTAGGATCTCGTAAACCTGAGCGCGCTCTAATGGATTACCACGTAGGAAATCATCTAACGCGTAACGAACGTCATTGCCTTGACCTACAAAGTCAGGCATTGATAAACGTTGTTCAATCGCAGTTAAGATTGGACGAAGTGAAAAATCAACAAGTGAACGACGCTCTGAGATCGCATTTGAGTAAGTCATCGACGTTGTTTCAGCGCTTGCAAAATATGCAGGCAATCCTGCAGCTCGACATAACTCTAAAGCAACGTACTGACGCGCCTCGTTGAGTTGTAGTTTATTTGGATCAATTCCCATTGCCTGCAATTCAACGTCAGCATTTAGAAATGCGGTTGATCGTGTACTGCGGGCAACGCGCCAGGCTTCAAGCAATTTGCCAATACGCTCGCTAGTAAGATTTGTTCCGTTTGACTTTAACACCATCATTGGCACCGGCTCTTTTGCAAAAGCCTCTGATGCATTTTCCAATGCAACAGCTGCGCGAATTGTGCGACCTGCACGAGATAGGAAGCCTTCATCCAAACCATTAAATACAACAAGAGAACCAAGACCCATTGAAGGAATAGCATTTCCATCAACTCTGTATCCGATAATCTCTGTGTTGTTTGAGTTTGTTGTATAAGTAACGCGATCAGGTGATACGCGTGTCCATTCTTGAATACGTCCATCGGCATACATAGACATTACTTGTCCATACGCCACGCCGTAAAATAGTAAATCCTCAGCAATGTATGAATAGATAGATGATCCGGGAACGCGTGAATCTGGTTGGTTAATTACGCGATTGGGTTCAACTCGTACCCCGGAAGATTTAATTCTTTGCTCTAGTGGCAAAGATGCAACTGTAGAGCAGATGATATTGCGCGCTCTTGCAATCGTTGGTACCGCCATCGCCTGCTGACGATTAGCAGTTCCCAAAGGATAAAATAAACTTTGGATTGAGTTATTGAAAGGTGCTGGAGTCGCAGCTGCATCAACCGTCATTGTCTGCGGTTCAGGAGCCTTTACGAAAAAATCTCTGAGTGCCATTAGCATAAAATTATAGCATAATCAACCCAACACGATATCTACTTCTGAGTCAGGTCGTGTCGCAAAGTGAGACACCATCGCCATTCCAACTGTGGCGCAAATTGTGGCACCGCTGGCTTTTCGTCCAAGGTACCAACCGCCATCCTTGAAAGGCAGTTTAACCGCTGATAAAACTTGCTTGTTTAACTCTGCTTGATTGGTATGAACCAAACGCTGGGAGGTAATAGCAGACAACATTTCATCGCAGGCTTGCCCATAGATCGCCCCATCGATGGCAGTCGTTGGAATACCTGCTGGAATAAGACGGGAAGCAACTGCACCTGCCGTTTGACGACTATAAGCGACCGTCTCCACGCTATATCGCTTTGTCCAAACAGCGATACTGTTCGCAAGGTCTTTATCATCAATCGATACTGGATTCGAATATGTTTCCAGTAATACAACGCAGAACTTGTCCCCACTAAGTCGCTGCGCTGCAATAAGTGCAGCTGCTTTCCTGTCCGGGCTCAAATCAATAGCCATCCAAGTTGGTTGCTCCCGATCCAAAGCGAGCGTACCCTCATGCGCGCACTCTGTCCAACTTGACGGATTGATGGCTGGGTTGATCTGGCTTACCCATTGGCACAAAAGTTCTGTGCGAATAATAGACTCATCATCTGACATTGCAGACTTGAGATTGTCGATGTGAATTGTGTGTCCTAGCGATGGATTGGCTTGTTGCCATCCCTTCATGTCATCGATTGCACATCCTGGCTCAGCAGACCATTCGAACCAGCCAATCGGATCATCGGATCCAGCAGCTGCAGCGAGTCCACGCTCGCGCATACGATTCAGGATCACGGAATGTTGATCTCCCGCATTGGAATACATAATCGCCTGCGGATTCTTACTTGCCATTTGAGTAAAGCGAAGCGATGCCCAAACTTCATCGTCTTTATACTCTCGAACTTCGTCCAGGTGAATTGTGTCAGGCGCTGCGATACCGCGAGCAGCTGAGTTGTTGGCTCTTACCAGGTATCGGGTTCCGTCATTGAGTTTGATCTCTTGACTTCCCTTGGTTTCGTACTTTTTAACAAACCGAGTCACAAGTTGTTCATTGGCTTGGATGATCTCGTCAATTTTCCAAAAGATTTCAGATGAGGTTGTAAGTTTGTGGGCTGTATGGATCTGTAAACGCTCACCCCAGAGGAACATTCCAGCCAATATTCGAAGCTGCATGAAGGTCGATTTACCGTTCTGGCGAGCGATAATGACCCCTACTTCATTGTGATACCAACGTCCATCGGGCTTAACTCGGTGCATTTCCATAGCCAGAAGTTTCTGCCAAGGGAGCAGTTTGAAGGTCTCACCAGTCACCGGATCGATGATTTTCTCGCAGAAGTCGATCATTTCCTGTCCGCGGGAGGGTAGATCGACGGGTTTTGACCGTATGCGGGGTTCTGTCGCCCCTAGGTAAGCCGTAGGAGCCTGTTCTAAGCCTGTTTGAGGGTTTGTAGTCATATCTAGTCGGTACTCTCCTGATAGTGGCTTATTGAGCCGTTTTTGGGGGCAAAAGATCCAA